TATCTGGACCAGCCATCAAAGGCATTTCCACAAGGGAAAAGGGAAGCGCTAACACACGCTCGAGAGCAGTTCCAGCTCCAGAAGGCTCAAGATTTAGCTGCTGAAACTGTAGAGATTGCCGACTCAACTGACCTTGACAATGAGTCTATAAATAAAAGTAAGCTAATGATTGACTCGAGGAAATGGCTTGCTGGTTCTTATAACTCCCAATTTAAAGCTGGAACTGGTAACAATGTTCAAGTAAATATTTCAACTAATGACCTCCATTTAGAAGCATTAAAGAAGGTATAAACTGTTCATTTATTACAATGATTGAACAAATAACCGCAATTATTATTGTAAAGACTAAAAGGTATTTTTGCTAAGTTATTGATTTAATTATGTTTTTTTAAAATAAAAGCGAAAGACCCCCCTTGTCTTGGTATATGAAGGGGGTAGGGGTATATAATTTTTTATCTACCAATCCAAAAAAAAATATTTTATATACCTTTTAAAATATAATAACATATTGTGTCTTTTCAAGACCCACCCCCTACATAATGTATATATACCTAGAAAAAAAATTTTTTTTGTTATAGAATAACCTTTTATAACGCTAAATATAGCGACAAAAAGGAATCAACTATGGTTACTCGATATGATGCTCAATATGATGTCCACGATTTGTTAGTTAAAAACCTATCGAAAAAAGAAAAAACCCAAACTGTTAAATCCCAAGAAAAACCTAAGAAAACAAAATCGGTAAAAACATAATGAAAGATATTTACGAAGCCAAAGATGTTGGCGATATGTATGGTGAGTCTGACTCAGAATTTTATGGTGATGGTGAAAACCTAGAGCCTAGCAACGAAGATTTAACTGGAACAGTTAGCTCCGCCATAGATGATGCGGTTGATTATATAGATAATACTATTAGTCCGTTAAGAGCTACTGCCATTGAATATTATCAAGGTCTGCCTTTTGGCAATGAGGAGTCTGGGCGCAGTCAAGTCGTTAGTAGGGATGTTCACGACACTATTGCTGATATTATGCCTAGCCTTATGCGTATATTTTTCTCAACAGAGAATGTAGTTGAGTTTGTACCTTTCGGAAAAGAGGATGTTAAGACTGCTGAACAAGCTACCGATTTTATTAATAAGATAGTCTTAAATCAAGATAATGATGGATTTACAACTTTTTACAATGCCTTTAAGGATGCGCTGTTATGTAAGAATGGTATTGTTAAGTATTATTGGGATGATAACTACAACGCTGAGTATTTTGAATACGAAGGTTTAGATGACGATTCTTTAGCTGTTTTAGAGTCTGATACCGAAGTTGAGATTATTAAAATTAAATCTTACCCTAACCCAGCCTTTCCTACACCAGAAGCAACTATCCAAGTTAATCCAGAAGATATGGCTGGTATGGAGCAACAACCTATGGAAGATACAATAGTTGATGAGACTGTTGTTGAAGATATGCCAGAGGAAGAAAAAACTCCAGAGCAAATGATAGAGGATATGTTACCGCCAGAAGCTCAAGAAGTTATTCCTGAGTTAATAGAGCAATCCATGATGATACCACAGTTGCATGATGTGAAGTTAAGAAGGAAAAAAGAAGGTGGTTGCATTAGGGTAGAAAGCCTACCACCAGAAGAATTTCTTATAGACCGCAACGCAACTTCTATGGATGATGCGTATTTAGTGGGTCATAGACGCTATCTTACTGTATCAGAACTTGTCGAGATGGGGTATGACTATGATGATGTTATGCAATATGCAACTCCTTATGATATGGAGATGGATGATAACGCTGAATACAGAGCTAGACACCCTTTAGGTGTTGATACAACTGACAGCGAACAAGATGACGCAAACCTAAAGGTGCAATATATCGAAGCCTATATGAAGGTTGATATGACTGGTGATGGTTTAGCGGAACTAAGGCGTATATGTTGTCTTGGTGATAGCTACGAAATTAGAAAGAACCTTCCATGTTCGCATATACCTTTTGTATCTTTCTGTCCTGACCCAGAGCCACATACTTTCTTTGGAACTTCTATAGCAGATATTACACAAGACATACAGAAAGTGAAGTCTATGATTCTCCGTTCTATGTTAGATAGTCTTGCATTGAGTGTTCATCCTAGAGTTGCTGTTGTTGAAGGACAAGCAAATATTGAAGATGTTATGAATACAGAAGTTGGCGGTATTATTCGTACTCGTAACGCTGGCGCAGTACAGCCTTTTAGTGTTCCTTTTGTTGGTCAACAAGCCTTTCCTATGTTGCAATATATGGATGAAATAAAAGAAAACAGAACTGGTATGTCTAAGGCTTCTATGGGTTTAGACGCTGACGCTTTACAATCAACTACTGCCGCTGCGGTTAATGCAACTGTTAAAGGCGGTCAACAGCATATTGAATTGATAGCTCGTATCTTTGCTGAGAAAGGTATGAAGCCTTTGTTTAAAGGTATCTTAGAACTTCTAAGTACACATCAAAGTAAAGAACGCATGGTCCGATTAAGAAATGAATGGACACCTATCGACCCTAGAGCATGGGATGCTGGAATGGATGTAGTTGTTAATGTTGGTCTTGGCAATGGTTCTTCACAAGAAAGGATGCAATACCTAAGTCTTATATCTGGTAAACAAGAACAGATATTACAAACATTAGGAGCTGACAATCCTTTAGTTGAAATGACTCAGTACAGAAACACTATGGCGAAGATGGTAGAGTTAGCTGGGTTTAAAGACGCTGGTATGTTCTTTAAAGAAGTGCAACCATTAAACCCACAACAAAAAGCTATGATGCAACAACAGAAGAAACCTGATGCTGCTGAACAGTTAATTCAAGTACAAATAGAAGAAATTAAGGCTGATATGGCTAAATCTGCTGCAAGATTAGAGCTTGATAAAGAAAAAATGAAACGCTCTGATGATTTAGATAGAGACAAATTAGACTCTGAAATACTACTAAAAGCAGCTGAAATTGAAGCTAAATATGGTTCTAAGGTAGAAACTGAGGTTATAAGAGCATTAGTTGAAAGGGATAGAGAACAAATGAAAATGCAACAAAATTTAATAAGCACAATGAATAGGGGTATTCCGCAATGAGCCAAGAAATAGATGATATTATTTTATTTGGTAAAAATGCGAAACGAATTTTAGAAGATATAACATTTAAGACTGTCATTGATAGTATTAAAGAAGATGTATTCCATGATTGGCAAACAACTTCACCTAGCCAAGAAAAGGAACGAGAAAAATTGTATTCTCTCTTAAAGGCTATAGACCTTTTAGAAGAAAAAATGTGGGCGGTGTCTGATAACGCTCATGTTTTAAAAATTAATTCAGACAAAATAAAAAGTAGAAAATAATATCAAAGGAGTTTAAAATGAGTGAAGCGACACCCCATATATCGGATGATACTACGGAATCGCCAGATAATTTACAAACACTAGATAAGGTAACTAAAATTTTGGAGCGTCAAGACGCCAACCAAAACGAGGAAGCCAAAGACCAGTCGGTTGATATAGAAGAACAAGATATTGATACTGGCGAGGAATATGAAGATTCTTATGAAGATAACTCTGACGAGTATGAAGCAGAGTCTTATGAGAGTGAAGAAGATTCCGAACTGTATGCAGACGAACAAATCGAAAGTGATTCGGAAAGCACACCAGAAGCAGAGCCATTATACAGAGTTAAAGTAGATGGTGAAGAATTTGATGTACCGCTGGATGAATTGCGGAATGGATATTCAAGGCAACAGCATTTTACTAAACAAAGTCAAAAACTTGCGCAAGAAAGAAAGCAGTTTGATACTGAGTTTAGACAAGTACAAGAGGAACGGCAGCAATATGTCCAACTTTTGAGTGCTTTAGAGAGTCAAATACAGAATATGGACTCTCAGCCAGAGCCTGATTGGGATAGCCTGTATGAATCAGACCCCATTGAAGCCAGCAGACAACAACATGAGTGGAATCGTTTTAATCAAGCGAAGAATGAAAAACTTCAAGCTGCTCAAGCTGAAAAGCAAAGAGTAGCCCAGATTGAACAGAGAGAGCAAATGGAACAATATAAGACCTTGCTATCTCAAGAAGCTCAAAGGCTTAAAGAAGTTATTCCAGAATGGAAAGACGAAAAAAGAGCCACAAAGGAACGAACTGAGTTAAAAAATTATTTGATTAAACAGGGAGTTTCCGAAGAAGAAGTATCTGCTTTAGTAAAAGCTGACCATGTGAAAGTTTTACGAAAAGCAATGTTGTATGATAAAGGCAAAAGAAAAGTTTCTAAGCAAAAAAATAACCCAACAAGAAGAACTAGGGTTATGAAAAGTGGAGCGAAACTAGCACCAAAAGTTCAAGATAAATATAAGAAAGCGACCTCTAGCTTAAAAAAGAGTGGGAAATGGCAAGACGCAGCTCAAGCTGTTTCCATGTTGTTAAACGAATAAACATTTATAAGGAACTAATACAATGGCAATTATTGCAAATACCTTCACAAGATACGCTTCAATAGGTATCAGAGAAGAACTATCTAATATTATCTATAATATTAGCCCAGAAGAAACTCCATTTATGTCAAATGGTGGCAGAGAAACTGTTAGAAATACATTTTTTGAATGGCAAACAGATTCACTTGCAGCAGCAGCAGCTAACTATCAAATTGATGGTGATGACATTGCTACTTTTCCAGCTACAGCACCAACAACAAGAATTGGTAATTACACCAATATCTCAAGAAAGTTAATCATTTTAGCAGACAACTTGTCTGTTATTGACGCTGCTGGAAGAACAAGCGAGCTTGCTTATCAAATCACCAAAATGGGTCAAGAATTAAAAAGAGACCAAGAAACTACTTTGCTTTCTAACCAAGCAGCAGTAGGTGGTGGTACTGGTACAGCTAGAAGAACTGCTGGTTTACCAGCTTGGCTAAAAACAAACTCTAGCAGAGGTACTGGTGGTACAGACCCAACAGTTTCTGGCGGTGTTGTTAATGCAGCAGCTGGAGATGCAACTACAGGAAACAGACGAGCTTTTACAATAGATATGCTTAATGATGTAATTGAAAAAGTTTGGACACAAGGTGGAACTCCAAAAATGCTTATGGTTGGTCCTCATAACAAAACAGTAGTTTCTGGTTTTACAGGAATTGCAGCTAATCGTTATGAAATATCAAAACCAGAAGCTGGAGTTATTATTGGTGCAGCTGACATTTATGTTTCAGATTTTGGTACTGTAAATATCGTACCAAATAGATTCCAGAGAGACAGAGACGCATTTGTGCTTGACCCTGAGTTTTATGCAACTACCATACTTAGACCTATCGAAAGTATTGAGTTGGCTAAAACTGGTGATGCAGAAAAAAGAATGTTACTCGTTGAGTATGGTCTTAAAGTTAAAAATGAAGCAGCTCTTGGAGTTGTTGCTGACTTAACAGAAGCATAATCATTAATAGGTGTGGGGAAGGTGTAAAAGCCTTCCCCATAGGAACTGAACATGAAAAACAAAAGACTAATAAGTTTTGACCACAAAACTAAAATTTCAAACAATTTTACTTTTGAAGAAGATATATCTGGAAATAATGACCATCATTTCGTTATTTCAAGAGAGCAAGATGTAACTGCAATTATAAATGATAATAAAGAACAACTTAAACAAACCGATAAAAGAACTAAATGGGGTGAATGGAACAAAGTCGCTTCTATCCCTATGGTGGTTTATTATGACTTAAAAGAAAAGGGTATATTAGATGACCCAGTAGCTATTAAGAAATGGCTTAATGACCCTGAAAATAAATATTTTAGAACTAGAGAGGGAACTGTTTAATGGCTATTACTAATTATTCACAGCTTAAATCCTCTATAGCCAGTTGGCTTTTAAGAGATGACTTAACCTCTGTTATACCTGATTTTATAGCTTTAGCAGAAGCTCAGTTTAATAGAGAAATACGAAACAGAAAAATGATAAAAAGGGCAACAGCAACTATCGATTCTCAATATAGTGCTGTTCCTTCTGATTGGTTACAAAATGTAAACCTTGTTATGGAGACTAATCCAGTAACAACATTACAATTTGTTACTAGCGAACAACTTGATAGATTGAGACAATCAAATTCTGCAACTGGAGACCCAGCAGTTTATACAGTTGTTGGACAAGAGTTAGAGGTTCTGCCTGTTCCAGCAGCTAACTCTACACTTACAGGAGAATTAACTTATTATGGAAAGATAGACGCTTTATCTGACACTACCACGACTAATTGGTTATTAAACGCTTCTCCTGACATTTATCTTTATGGAACATTATTACAGTCTGCGCCTTATTTAGTTGAAGATGAGAGGATAGCTGTATGGGGTGGTATTTATACCAAATTAATCAACGACCTTAATATTGCCGATTCTAACGCTAGAATAGGTGATTCGTCTTTAAGAATAAGAGCAACAGCATTACAATAGGAGATAATTATGAGCTTTTCGGATTACTTAGAAAATAAAATTTTAGCGTACACTTTTAGCGGTACTGCTTTTACACCAGCTGCTACAAAGTATTTAGCTTTATATACAGTAGCACCAAATGATGATGGTACTGGCGGAACTGAGGTATCAACTTCTGGTACTGGTTACGCAAGACAAACTGTAGCCTTTACAACTACAAATTCACAATCAAGCAATACAGCTGCTGTCGAGTTTCCAACAGCAACAGCTAGTTATGGAACAGTAGTAGCTATTGGAGTTTTAGATGCTGCAACAAGCGGTAATTTGTACGCAGTCGGAACACTATCTGTTTCTAAAGCTATTGGAACAGGAGATGTATTTAGAGTTCCAGCTGGCGATTTAGATATTGATTTAACATAGCGGAATAATAATGCCAACAAGAAACTATAGCCAAGGTGATTACGGATTAAATGTTTACGGAGAATGGGCTGAAACAGTTAGTGGAACAGTTACAATTTCTAGTGCATCAAGTCTGTCATTAACGGCTGCCGTTCCAACTGACACTTACGGAAGCGGTCAATATGGTTATGGTAATTATTCCGCTGGAACATATAGAGATGGTTCTGCTACTATAACAGGAGCATCAACACTAGCTGTTTCAGGAAGTGCAGTAAGACAAACAACTATATCTATTAATGCAGTTAGTTCAGTTACTTGTTCTGCACAAGGAGTTAGAGGTGGCATTATACCAGCTCAAGCAACTTCATCTTTAAGTGTTTCAGGAAATGTTACATTTTCTGGTAATCCATATCCTATTAATGGAGTTTCTACAGTTACAGCAATTCCAAACAGGATTTTATTTATAGACCCAATTACAATAGATGGTGCTGGAACATTAACAACTTCAGCTAGATTAAAATGGGTTGATGAAACAATCGCTACTACTTCATGGACTGAAGTTTATAAAGTTGCCGCATAATTTAAAATTTAAAGGAGAATAAAAATGGCAGATACAACAACAACGAATTTATCGTTAACAAAGCCAGAGGTCGGTGCTTCTACGGACACTTGGGGAACTAAAATCAATGCTGATTTAGATTCTCTTGATGCTCTTTTTGCCGCTGCTGGTTCAGGAACTTCAGTAGGATTACAAGTAGGTTCTGGTAAAACTTTAACAGTAGGTGGAACACTTACAGCTAGTGGAACTGTTACACTTGATAGTGCAACAATTTCAGCTTCAGGTGCAACAATTTCTAATTTAGGAAGCGTAACGACTGTTGATATAAATGGTGGAACAATAGACGGAGTTACTATTGGTGGAACTACTGCTGGAGCAGTAACAGCTTCTAACTTAACAGCAACAGGCACAATTAACTTTACAGGAGCTACTATATCAAATGCTGGTGCAATAACTACTGCTGATATAAATGGTGGTACAGTTGACGGAACAACAATAGGAGCTTCCGTACCTTCTACAATAGTAGGAACAACTATGAAAGCAACTTCACTTAGAGAAACTAAATCAGCAGTTACACAAAGCACAGGCACATTAACTTTAGATTGTTCTACTGCAAATGTGTTTGAGTTTACACCTTCACAAAATATAACAACACTAACAATAAGCAATGTTCCAGCTGCTGGTAACGCCTATGTTATGGTTTTAAAAGTAGCTGGTTCTTCATATACAATCGCATGGGGAGCGGCAGTTAAATGGGCTGGTGGAACAGCACCAACTCTTTCAACAGGCAATATTGATGTTATATCATTATTAACTGTAGATGGTGGAACTAATTGGTATGGTTTTGTTGTTGGTCAAGATTTACAATAGGAGTATTTAATGTCCTCATTATTAACTATGATAGGTGCGGCTGGTGGTAGCACAGGAGCGTATTATTTTTTAGGTTGTGCGTCTGGAGCATCTACAAACAATCAGTCGCAAAATGTTTTTAAATTTTCACCAACTGAATATAAAGGCGCTTCAAATTGGTATGATTCAGACGGCAATATGTATTTTGGTTATTTTGCTTTAAAAAATGACGGATATGAAGGTTTTGGTATTGCTAAGTTTGAAGCATCAGATGGCTCTCCTGTAGGTTCTATGGTTGCTTTACCTGACGCAACTAACGGAAATGAGGGTAGTTTGTATCAAGGACCTACTAACATACAGATTGATAATTCTACAAATCTTGTTTTTCTTATTAGAGGTGATTTTTCTGGAAATTACAGAAACGCAATTATGAAACTTGGAGATTCTTCAGACGGAACAAATCCTTCTAATTGGTCCTCTACTGATTCAAAATCAAGATATTATGGTAGTAGTTCTTATACAGAAAATACATATTCAATATGTAAAAATAAACAGTCTGGTTCAGACCATTTTTACGGAGTAGGTCATACTCAGCGAGTAGGCAGAAATAATCAATTCAATATAAAGAAATTTGATATGAATAACCCAACAGGAAACCCTAGCATAACATGGGCTAAATATTTTGATACAGGCGGTTCAACTTGTGATTTTACCGATTGCGATTCTGATACAAGCGGTAATTTATACGCTATTGGTGGTCAGGCTCATACACCATTAATAGCTAAATTTGATAGTTCAGGAACGCCACAATGGTACACACAAATAACAGGCGATTCAACAAACGCCTATGGTCGTTCAGTAGTTTGCTCAGATGACGGAAGCGATTTATATTTCACTTTTAAATGTCAAGGCTTTGGCTCACAAAGTACCAGCTATCAAAAAGTTGGAATTTCAAAAGTTAATAGTTCAACAGGAGCATTAACTTGGAGCAGAATAATTACAAAACAAAACGCTAACGAACACATGGAAGGTAACTGCTTAACAATCGATTCAAGTGGTAATTGGTATATGATTATGGAAGGACAATCAGTTGATTCATCTCTTTCACAAGGAATTATATCAGGTGATAGTAGTGGTAATTATCGTTGGGTAACAGCCATGAAAGCTAATCCATTAGCATTTGGTCAAAATGATTTAACTTATGATGATAGAGGAAGTAAACAATGGTTAGTTTGTTCACCAGATGATAAGAGTTTATATTTTAGCACAACATCATCAAGTAATAAAAATAGTATAAATTATAGAGGTATGGGTCAAGTTCCTTCAGATGGTTCAGGAGGGGATAATTCAGATTTTGTAATTAACTCAGGCAATTTAAATTTTACAGGAGTTCGATATGCTGACCTTACATCTTCATTAGGGCTTGAAACTGTAACTTTAAGTGTAACAACTGGAACAGGTAGTTGTTCCGATAATGCACCAACAGATTCAACTTCTTATGGCAATCAAACTTCTAGTCGTTGGCTAACAACAACAGCTGGTGATAAAATTAAAAATACTTTTGGCGACCCATACACAGGAAACTTTACATAGGAGATACCAATGAGAGAACAAGAAGGATTTTACAATACAAAAGAAAACAAACCTTATTGGAGTATAAAAGAATTACAGCAAGAATATCCTGAAATTTCTTTTACAGATGATACAAGTACAATAGATATTGCAAATATTGAACCACTAACAATCTTATATATTCCAGATGATGAATATGTGCATGATGAATTAAAAAGCGTTGTTTTTGTAGGACCTGAAGATATAGACGGCAAATTAACTTTAACACAAGAACTACATGATTTAACTGAAGATGAAGAAAATTTTTTAAAATTATTAAAAGAAAATAAAGTTAAAGATTATTTAAGAATAACAGAAGAACTTTATGAACCAGCTATAGAATATCAAAGAAAAATAGATAATTTTGTTTATTTAACAGATGAAGAAAAAGAAGAATTAAATAATCAAATTGACGAAGCACAAACTCTTTTTGATGAAGCTGACAACAATAATTATGAAGAAACAGATAATGATGAGTGGAGTAAAAGAAAAACAAATCTTTTGTCATTACAAAAAAAATTAAACGAAGAACAAGTATTACAAGAGTTAAATGATTTATTAGATTGGGCTAATGAGGTTGGTGTTCCAGATGAAATAACAGTTTATAAAAAATCTTTAGAAGATTTACAAAAACAAGACAAGTGGTATGCAAACACACCAATACCAACACCACCAACAATTAAACAAGGATTTCAAGGATTTACAGAATAATAAAATTATCTATAAAAACAGGAGTAAAACATGATTACTTTAATAACAATTATAACAAGCGTAGTAACAATAGCGTCTTTAGTATGTAGCTTTGTTCCTACAAGTCTTTTACCTGATAATGCTAAAAAGGTAATAAAAATTTTAGCTTTAAACTTTAATAATGTGCATTACGATTGTAATCACAAAGAAGGATAATTGTCATGGCTGGTTTATCCGAACTAGAACAAGGTAAATTAATTGTCGCTGTTGAGTCTTTGGAAAAACAAGTTAATAGGTTGAACGGAAGAATTGATTCTCTTGAGGGTCAATTTAAGTCTGGTAGGGGGATAATAATAGGAGTATTTCTAACTGCAAGTGGTATATCCGCAGCTGTTGCTACCAGTCTTGGGAAATGGTTTGGGTAATAACAACAAGCAGTTAGGCAGAGTTGGTGAATTAATGGTTTGTTTAGAACTAGAAAAGTTAGGTTATCATACTTCTTTAGTTGAAGCGGAAGGATATGATATTATAGTAAATGTCTTAAACAAGCCTGTAAGATTACAAGTAAAATGCTCTGGAACTACTGACAAACATTCTGCTAAAGGTGGCAGACCTCGTTATAATTTTTCAACTTCTGTTGGAAGAGTCAAAAGAAAATTAACCAAAGCAGATACTGATATTGTAGCTTTAGCCGCAGTCAAAGAAAATGTAATTATTTTTAAACCAGTAGAGGAGATAAAAGGAGCTACATTAAAAATATCAGAAGCTCATTTTGAAAATAAGAAATCTACTAAAGAATCTTTTGAAAGGTGTTTGTCGTGTTTGGGTTAGTCGGAAGTTTAATTGGTTTTGCTAGTTCTACAATTCCATCAATTATTGATGTATGGAAAACAAAACAGCAAAACGCTCACCAGTTAAAAATGTTAGAAGCTCAAGCTAAGTTTAAAGTTCAAGAGCAAGAAGCAAAAACAGATACAGCAGAGGTTGCTGGTGTTTATGCTCATGCTCAAAATTTAACTTCTAGGGCTAATACATGGGCTGTTACTCTCAGTTCTACTGTAAGACCTATATCAGCTTATTTAATTATTACTCTTTGGCTAACAGTAAAGTTATTGGCGGTGTTACAAATTTATTTTGATGGTGGAGAAATTTACAAAGTTATTGATGTTATATTTACAGATTATGACGCTGGTTTAATGAGTTCCGTTATTTGTTTTTATTTTGGGTCTAGGGGTATGGAGAAATTTAGAAAATGAATAACATTATAGAAGCAATAAGAAGTATTATTTCACCAGAGCAATCTTGGTCAGCATTTGTGATGAAAATTACAAGCCTTATTATTGTTGCTGTAATTGGATATATAGGCTTCCAACAATATACAAGTTTTACAGTTGAAGAAGATACTGAAATTCCAATAGCAGAAGTATATGAAAAAGAGCCAGAAAAGAAAATAGAGGTAGAAAACTTAATTACTAGACTTCTTAGGTCAAACAGAGATATTGAATCAATTTGGCTATATGATTGGATTGATGCAAGAAACATAGTGCCTTTATTTAATGAGCCAAGAAATAGTGCAGATTTATTACCTACTGGGTATTGGATGGAAGGTGATGAATATGTGATTGGTCATTTTGTTTTAAGCCAATGTACTTCCCTTGATAGAAGTGTGCCTAATACTGCTTGCCCTATTATGTCCTCAGAAGATGCTTGGGGTGTTCTTTTGGTAACTTATCAAGATGGTGTAACCCCTGATTTAAAAACTACTAAAGCGACAGCTATGAAGATTTCAGAAATATTGTATTTAATAGAGAGATAATGAGTTTATTGCCAGATAATACGATTCGAGTTATAAAAATAGTTATTACTAAAGAGGAAAAATAATGCCTTATGTACCTATAAATTTACCAAGTGGTGTTTATAAAAATGGAACAGAGCTACAAGCTAAAGGTCGTTGGCATGATTGCAATTTAGTTCGTTGGAACGAAGGTGCTATGCAACCTATTCGTGGATGGACTCAAAATGGTAGTGCTGTTACTACTGGTAAAGCTAGAGCAATAAGAACATGGACAGACAACTCTAATAATAGAAGAATAGCTATAGGAACTTCTTCTCGATTATATATTTATACTGAAGATGGAACTCAATATAATATAACTCCAACAGGATTTACTACTGGATTTGATGATGCAACAGCGGCAACTGGTTATGGTAATTATACTTATGGTTCTGCTAACTATGGAACACAAAGACCAGATGGAGGAACTTTGATTCCAGCTACAACTTGGTCTTTAGATAATTGGGGTGAATATCTTGTTGGTTGTTCTAATAGAGATGGTAGAGCTTATGAGTGGACTGGAAGCACAGGAACTGTTGCAGCTCCGATAGCAAATTGTCCAACATCAAATCAAGCCTTAGTTGTTACTGAGGAAAGGTCTTTAATGTTAATAGGTGCTGGCGGTGATAGAAAGAAAGTACAATGGTCTGACTTAGAAGATAATACAGACTGGACACCTTCTGCTACCAATCAAACTGGTTCTTTTAATATTACTGGTGCTGGTGAGCTTTTAAATGGTATAAGAGTAAGAGGACAGATTCTTATATTATCTACTGTTGATGCTTATGCAGCAACTTATGTTGGACTTCCTTTCGTTTATTCTTTTGATAGAGTTGGTTCAAATTGCGGAGCAGCTTCAACAAATTCTTCTGTAGCTACTGAAACATTTTGTGCTTGGTTTGGTAGAGGTGGATTTTTTATATATGATGGGGTTGTTAAACCCTTAGTATCAGATGTTAGTGATTATGTATTTTCTGATTTAAACAGCTCACAAAGGTCAAAAATTTATGGTTTTAATAATTCGGCAAATTCTGAGATATGGTGGTTTTATCCTTCTGCGGACTCTAATGAAGTTAATAGGTATGTTGCTTGGAATTACAAAGAAAATCATTGGATTGTTGGGGAATTAGCTAGAACTTGTGCTACTGATAAAGGTACTTTTGACAATCCTTTTATGGTTGGTGCTGATTATAAATTATATGAACATGAAACAGGGTACAGCTACACAGGCGAATCAACTGGTGTATTTGCCGAATCAGCTCCATATCAAATAGACCAGCAAGAAGGTAGATTGATGAATGTTCTTAGTGTGATACCAGATGAAAATACACTTGGAGATGTAACAGCTACATTTAAAGTTAAAAACTATCCTACTGGTACAGAAACTACCAATGGTCCTTTTACTTTAGCTAATCCTACTAATGTAAGATTTAAAGCAAGAGAAGTTAAATTTAGAGTTGATACTGCTAGAAATACTGACTGGCGTGTTGGTATTATGAAAATGTATGTAAAAGCTGGAGGTATGAGAGGATAATGAAATTACCAGCAGCATCTCAAGAATATAACGCAAGTTTACAACAACAGTCTAATTTTATACTTGAGCAAGAAGATAGAAAAAACTTTAAAAAAGATACTGATATAAATATTAATGACGGAAGATTGATACTAAAAGCACCTAACGGAACTCGTTACAAACTAACTGTAGATAACTCTGGAAACTTAGGAACGACAGCAATATGACAATAGATAATTTTGAAAAATATAGACAACAAATACAAAAGGCATTAGACTATGGAAAGAACAGCCATACTGTTGATGATGTAAGAGAAAGTATAGCCAAAGGTGATATGTTTTTTCATACTTTTGGAAACTCCTTTATTATAACAGAGGTTCATGTTTTTCCACAATATTATAATTTACATGGTTTTTTAGCTGGTGGTAAAACAGATGAAATAAAACAAATAATGCCAATATTGGAAAAGAAAGCAAAATCAGTTGGTTGTAAATATACAACTTTAACTGGTAGAAAAGGTTGGCAAAGAGAATTTAAGGATGTTGGTTATAATCCAACTTTCTTTACTTTAGACAAGGAGTTATAGAAATGGGAAAATCAAAATCTAGTGGGAGTTCAGAGTTAGACCCAGCAATCCGAGCAATGATGCAAGAAACCTTTGATGTTGGTAAAGGTACTATCATGGAGGAATACGATACTGGTAGAGTAGGTCAATATGGACAGCCTATTATGGGTCAAAGACTTAAAGAGTATGAGGAATATGGAGACCCAAGATTTGCTGCTCCTGATGCTTATACAACTATAGGGGAAAGAGAAGCCTTAAAATTTTTAGGTGGAAATAATTTTCAAGAAACAGACAGGCTTAATAATCTTTATGATGATATGTATGCTGGTTCTAGTTATTCGCCGTTAGAAGTTTCTGCCAGAGATGCAGTTGCCAGAGATGTAACTGCTGGTTTAATTGATGCTCCAGATACTATTAATAGAACAATGGTTAATGAACAAACAGTAGCTAACCCTGATGACATAACAGCAAGAGAAATATTAGACAGAAGTATAGGTTTTGAAAGAGTTAATCCTTTAGCTTACCAAGCTGCTACGCTTGCTGGAACAGACACCTCTCCTTATACAAATATGTTTAATCAACAAGTTAAAGATGTAACTTTAGATGATATTAATAGAGCTAGAGATATGCAGTTATCAGACTTGCAATCAAGAGCAGCCCAAGCTGGTGCTTTTGGTGGTACAAGACAAGGTGTTGAAGAAGCATTAATTAATGAACAAGCATTGAGAGAGTTTGCAAGACAATCAGCCTTACTTAACAAAGAAGGTTTTGATACAGCTAATCAATTAGCTATGGAAGATATAGGTTTATTAAATCAAGCTAGTCTAACAAACATTGATAATGCAATGGAAGCAGCATCTCTTAACCAAGCAGCTGATTTAACTGCTGGTCAAGCTAACTTAAATGCAGCTATGGAAGCTCAAAGATTAAATCAAGCTAGAGATTTAGATTTAGGAAGATTTAATACAGAAATAGCACAACAAGCGGCTATAGCTAACCAAGCAGCAAATTTAGAAGCACAAGGCATGAATCAAGATGATGCCTTTAGAGTAGCTTCAGCTAATGTTGACAATACCTTTAGACAACAATCAACTAATGTAGGCAATCAGCTTCAAGCTGACTTAGCTAACCAAGCAGCTAGTCTTGAAGCAAGTTTAGCTAACCAAGCTACTGATTTAGCGTCTAGCCAAGCTAACGCTCAATTTGGTCTTGATGCTAACGCTCAAAATCAACAAGGTCTATTAAACGCTGCTAATTTAGCTAGTGGTGTTACAGATGCGGAACTAAGCAGATATGGAGCTATGACTGATATTGGTGATAGAAGAACGGCAAGAGACCAACAGCAATTAGATTTTGATTATCAACAGTTCCTTGAAGGTCAAGATTATCAAATGAGACTAGCTCAATTCTTAGGTGGTTTATTACAAGGATTCCCAACACCTATGACTTCTTCACAAAAACAAAGTGGCTTTAATTTATGGTAAGGATAAAAGACAATGGCAATGGATGACAGATTAAGAAAATTTACAAAAGACTTGGAAATGTTAAAATTTGCCGAGCCTACTCAATATGATATTCAAGGTGCGCCTGTATATATTCCGCCAGAGGTAGTTACAGGAAACCAAGTTAAAAGACCTAATATTTTTAATCCTAAAGATACTTTTTTTGATATTGCTAATAAAAAAATAGGCGTAGGTGTTACTTCTGGTGATATATATAATGATGCTGTTGCCGCAGAAGCTGCTAGGGTATCAGCCGAAAACGCCACAAAAAAAGCAGAAGCTGACAAACGCTTTGAATCTGATAAGGCAGATACCTTTGGAGACAATCAGGCTTATGTTATTGATACTAGAGATGGTCGTATAGCTTATGTTACTGACAGAAGAAGTAGTTTAAATACCTTTTTATCTGGTAAAAATGAAGAAAGGGAAAATTATAGAGTTATACAAGGAACATCCGCAGACACTTCTCCAGAAATTGTTAGTAGGTATCAAACTAATTTAAAAGATTTAACATCAGCAAATGAAAATCAAAAAAAATTATTAGATGTTACTGATACTGTTTTTGATATAAACCAAGAATCAATAATTCAGAAATCAATGCAAAAGGCATTAAATCCTAATAAGTATTACGGAAGAAATCTTTCTGAGGGTGCTATAAAAAAAGCATTAGCTGTTATTAAAGGTGAAAGAGACGAACAAGGAAGAACAATTCTTGATAGTTATGAATCATATAATAATAAATTTAAATTAGGTTTGCCAGAAAATTTATCCTTTAGAGCAGCTGCGGCTGGAGATAAAATATTCCCACTTCCATTTGTACCTACTTTTAACGAAGCTAATAAATCCCTTGAAGCATATAAGGTAGGAGGGTTTAATTTTTCACCATTTACAAAAACAGGAGAGTTTGCGCAAATATTTGAAAGTACCTTTACCCCTTTATTACAATTTGTAAAAAGAGATATTGTTGGAACGCAAGCTCAAAAAACAACAACACCTTTAATAGAAAAAATAGAAAAACAAACACCAGTGGTAGGTGATACAAATGAAGCTGCATTAAGAAAATTAAAAGAGTTAGATAATACTTTATTAGCTGAACTCAACAATGCTATTTCAAGAAAAACTAATTTATCAAAAACAGGAACTACTGAGGGTGGTGATAAAAAGGTTTTAAGAGATGCCGAAGATACTATAGAAAATCTTCCTACTTTTATTTTAAAAGTAAGAGCTTTGATAGCAAAAGCAGAATCAGAAGATGTTAAAGCTGGTCCTGAAACTAGATTTAGTGCAGACCAAGAATCTATTCTTAATGAAAATTTTGGACCACAAATTATTCAAAGAATTAGTGGGAATAAATAATGGCTGAATTACCAGATATAGATGGTGGATTTGAATCTGATAAAATAAGACAAGAATTTATTAGTGCAATATATGACAACAAAGCAACTTCTGATTTTTTTAACCAAGACCTTAGAGGTACTAATGCAACCATAGGCGCATTACAAGGATTTCTTGGGAATGAAAATGTTCCAAAAGAAATTCAAGAAGCCGCAGCTGGAACTTTAAATGTATTAAACCAAAGAAGAAATGTATTATCAGAAAACAAAGATGATAATTTCTTAAATAGAGGATTAAAAACTGTAAATCAAAATATATTTGGAGGTGTTGGAACAGGAATAGACACTATTGTTAATACTGTTATGCCAAGCAGAAACTCTAATGTTAGGGGTGGTTTACTAGATGCTACAGAAAAACTAGGAATGACTTATGGTGATGTTGATGAAAGAGCATTGCCTACAACTTATGCAAATAGAACTGGTCAAGTTGTTGCTGAAACCTTGCCTTTTATGTTTGCTGGTGGAGCAGCAATAAACGCTTTAGCAAGACCAATCGCCACATTACCTTCAACCTTTGGCGGAAGTACAATTTATCAACAAGGAAGAAATGTTGCTGGCAGAGCAGTTGATGATATAGCTTCTTTTATTGGTAGAAACCCAACCAAAGCATTAACTGGAGAAGCTACATCATTAGCTGGTTATTCCGCAGCTGTTCCTTATTCTTTAGATGTATTGGAAGATGAAGATGCTAGTACAGTAAAAAAATTAGCTGCTGGAACATTACCTATAATAGGTGGAGTTGGCGGACCTTTAGCTACAGAGGGTGTTAAAGGAACTGTGAAAGGTGCTTATAATCTTACAAAAAAAGTTGGTGATAATACTATTGGCAGACTAATAGATGGTACTAGAAATGTTTTTTATGGTAGGCAAAATATTGACCCAACAACAGGAAAAGTTCCAAGTTCTACTAAATTATTTACCGAAGGATTAAAAGGTAATTTTAATTATGAAACTGATAAAGTTACTGGCGGTATTTCAACTACCATTGAAAATAATGTTATAAAGCCAATAGTAGGTTTTTATGATGATACTGTTAATTATTTAAAAACAAGCGAAACTTATAAAAATAAAAGATTTTTAGAATTAAGTAAAAACAACAAATATGTTGAAAAACAAAAGAAACTTGCAGAAGAAGGAAAAAATCAAGAAGAAATTAATTTAATTATTCGTAAAGATATTGAGGAAGAAGTAGCTTTAGAACAGGCGCAAGCAGCTGAAAGGGTAGCAGCTTCTAATTTAGCAAAAGCAATAAAAGCTGGAAACGGAGACCCAGAAAAAACTCTTGAAAAGATTGCTCAATATAATGCGGATAAAGCTGCTTTAGACAAAGACTTAAAGATAGAATTAACTAACCCTTCTTTAGCTTCTGTTGCTGCTGATGATGACCCAGTTTTAATGGCTTTAACAAATTTTGAAATGAAGTCTAACGAAGCATTTTTAAAAAGAACAAAATCTATAGTTGAGACTTATAGGGAAACTGTTCAAAACAGAGTTAATGCTCTAGGAGGTAACGCTACTCCTCAACAACTAACATCCGTAATTCAACAGGCAAGAGCAGAAACTACTGACAGAATAGTAAAAGAGTTACAAACAAAAGTTTCACAACAAAAAGAAAGATTAATAAAAAACTTTGGTTTAGGTGATGAAGAAGCGTCTAAGAGAGCTGGTGATATTTTGAGGACAGTTTATAATGATGTAAAAGCTACAGAAAAAAGATTATGGGAAGGTTTAAAAGCTAACTACAAAACAGAAACAACAAACCCTTTTATTGAAACTAGAAACTCTTTACTGAGAATGGTTGAGGGTGATTTAGAAAATATAAACTTACCTAATGATATTAGAAAGAGAATATTACAAATTCAAAAATTAAACGAAGAAGATGGCTTAATTAATTTTGGTGAAGTTGATAAGTTAAGAATGAGTATTAATGGAGCTATAAGAAGCCTTCAAAATAGCAATGGTGAAATTGATAGAAATTTATTAGATAATTTAATTGTACTTAGAAGTTCTTTTAACGAGGATATAGGTAACATATTTCCTTTTGCAAGAAACGCAGCAGCAACTACAAGAACAAAACACGATATATTTACTAGAAATAATAATGTTTACGACATGGTTAGTAAAAACAATAGGGGTGTATTGCAAAGAAATTCTTCACAAAGTGCTGAATCTATATTTGAAAGAAATCAATTAGATGGAGTTCCTTATGCTTTACCAGAGTTTAAGCAAGCCTATTTAGAAGGTTCTAAATTATCTGGTAAATCTGCTAACGAAGTAAGGGCTGTTGTTCAAGAAAGCGAACTTGCTATGCAAACAATTTTAGCACAAATGTCCAGAGATGTTATTGATGAAAATGGTATATTCCAACCTAATAGATTTTACACATGGATGAAAGATAATAAAAATTTAGTAAATGAATTTCCAGTATTAAAAACTGTACTAAAA